ATGGCGCGGCAGATCGGCAACGGCAACGCCAGCCACGGCTACCGCCTGGCTATTCGTTGGATGGCCGAGCGATCCATCAGCGGCATTCCTCTCAGCACCATGCTGCGAGCTGCTGCGGAAATGGCCGCCGACCTTGAACGTCAACCCAAACGAGGAGCACCATCCCGTGTCTGATCTGATTAATCATCCCCCGCATTACCAGGCCGGCACCGTGGAGGCCATCGATTTCATCGAATCGGTGATCAGCGATGCGCCGCACATGGTCCTGGCATACCTGCAGGGGCAGGCCTTGAAGTACATGATCCGCATGTGGCTCAAGGGCAATGCCCTGGAGGACGCCCGCAAAGCAGAGTGGTATCTCAATCGATTGATCGCCAAGATGGAGTCATGCGCGAACATCTCCGGCTGAATTGGTTCGAGTGGATCGCGCTGCGCTTCCTCGTGAAATCGCATCGCATCGGCCTGCTAGTGATCAAGCCATATGGCTCGCGGCTTACTTTCATTGCCAAGGATCTAACTGATCCGGTAGACATTGTTGAAGGTGAGCCGATCACTATGCAGCTGGAGCGGTTGTATCACCAACCCAGCTTTGGTGAGGATGAATGATCCGCTTAAAGTCCGGTCGGTTGCTATTGGTATGCGATCGCGCCGATCGGACATGGCACGCACGAATCACGCTCGGCCCAAAGGCTGAGCAGCAGCTGGATGTCGATACTGGCACCATCCAGCTGCAGGAAGCGCTATTGCGGGCGGAGACAGTCTTCCAGGCCGCACTGGCCAGCATCCGGCCGCGCGATGCCGGCGTGATGTGCTGGGATTGCCTGCAGTGGGATATGGCGAAGCAGCGCTGTGAGTTGATGATCCCGGAATCACGTCGAAGTGGCGGGCGCTACGGCGCTAATTGCGAGATGTTCCATCGGGCACTGCCAGCGCCAGACTGATAAAGGCCGCCCAGGTCGCCGTGTCCAAGCGTGAGTTCAACACGCCAATCAGAGAGCCGTGGAACGTCCTGATTCACCAGTCGCTGCAGGCTATTGATCGCCACAATCGGCTCTGGTTCGATTCGGGCGAAGATTGGCATCTGCAACAGGCGCAGGTGTTGCGTGATTATGTGGCTGGCCTGAAGACCTGGATCCATCGCGAGGAGGCGAGGTGAACGAACCAGAGGTGATCGCTCGCTGCGAACGCGATGGCGGCTATGTCGAGACGTTGTTCCGCGAAGGAATGGAGATCTATTACCGCAGCTGTGTCGGTGGCATATGCCGGTATAGCTCAGACCACTTCCAGGCCGAGATTTATCTTGATCAGCTTCTAGCGCGATGAATATCCCGCCGGTGGTGGTGTTTGGATTGACTTGGCTAGGCGGCATCTTGGTGGTCACAATCGCGCTCACCATGTAGCCAGGTGACTATTGCCCATTCGCTGAGTGCAGACCAGAAAGGTTGGGCGCGATACCAGTCCACCCAGGGTTTGTGGCCTTTCTGGCTGTTGCACATGAAGCAGCAGCTGACCAAGTTCTCGCGCACGGTCAGGCCGCCGTGTGCTTTGGGGATGACGTGATCGAGCGTTGGTGAGCGGCCTAGTGGATCGCCGCAATAGGCGCACTGGTAGTTCCAGGCGAGGTGGATCTGATCACGGGCGGAGCGCCGGGTGACCAGCCGGGTTTCATCAATCCGGTGCTGATCCACTTAGATCCGAGGGCAAGGGAACAACGTGGACCTCTAGGTCGAGGATGTCGTCGTCGTTGCGGATGAACTCTGCGATCTGGGAGTAAATATCAGCCGGCAGCTCTTCGGGATCGGTTTCGGAGCGCAGCAGCACCTTGGCGCTGATCTCCACGATGTACGCCCGCATGGGCAGAAGCCCCGGCTGGTTAAACGGTAGCGAGTGCGACCGCAGGTGCCGGCTAGGCTGCTCGCCTATGACTTACATCCTCCGCATCGGTCCGTGGCACATCGGACCGTTCGAAACGCACATCGCGGCGACCACCTTCGCCGAGCAGCACGGCTGCGACGATTACACGATGATCCCGATGGATGATCCGGCCGAGGCGCCTGGCATGATCCATCGGCTACGGATGGCGCCACTGGTCCATCCAATGAAAAGGCCTCAGCCGTCCCGCTGAGGCCAAGGCGTCTCCCGATTGACGCTAGCCCTTGCTGGCGGTGACGCCCAAATCTGCGTTATATCTTCCGGTCTGGGCATAGCTGCGATCCGGGCGGCCGCTGACCAACAGGAACTTCATCTGCCCGATCTTTAGGCCAGGCCAGATCGGCAGCGGGTGCATCCGGCGGCTGTTCTTCAGCTCCATGGTCAACCTGGAGCCATACCAGCCGGGATCGCACCAACCGGCTTCAGCATGATCCCAGCCTTCGCGAGCGCGACTCGATTTAAGAACAAACTGCGCGCCGATGTGGTCGGGCAGGTTGAAGATCTCCCTGGTCTCGGCCAAGAACCATTCCCCCGGCTGAATCCAGAACGGATCCTGCTCGGTGTGGCCGGTGATGCCCAGGATCTGCAACTCAGGGTGCCCCGCCACCTCGATCATGATGCGATCGCCCAGGGTCACGTCCAGGCTGGCAGGGTTCAGGTGGTCGTCGTTGTAGGGCGTCACCATCGCCTCCTGTTTGCACAGGCGAGCGATCTCATGATCAGGAAGCAACATCAGGCGTAATCCCAGCGGCGCCGTTGGCCATCAGCACGGCGACCGAGATGGATGAAGGCTGGAGCAGCGTAGCCGAGGCTATGCGGCCAGTTCTTGTCGCACCACTTCTCGACAGCTTTCATATCGGCGCCATCGATCACGAAGTCGACAGCACCGACTCCGGGACCGGAGTAGAGGTGCTCGCTGTTGGTGGCACCGCCCACCGATTGGTTGATCGCGGCCGGCCTATAGCCGGAGGTGATGATGATGCCCTTGCCAGCAAACTGCTGCCGCACGCGCTCCAGGAATGCAGCCAGCTCGGCAGCAGTGTCGACCTGATACTGATGCCGGAAACGCCGCGCTTCCTGATCCAGCGCGAACTCACCCAGCCGGATGTGCGGTGTGATCCGTGCGCTGAACGATGAATCGGGCGTCAGCCTGGCCGGTTCCTGCTGTTGCTTCGGCCGGTGGTCACCCCACAGCTCGCCTTCAGCCTTACGGCGCCGCAGTAAGCCGGCCTCGACGTTGGTGCCAGGGTTCCTGTACAACTCCATAGCCTTGGGCACTTGGTCCCAGACTTGCTCGCGCAGCACCTTGCTGATGGTCTCGAAGCCGGTTGCACCGTAGAAGCCTTCGCCCAAGTTGTAGGCGAAACTCACCAGCGCTGATCGCTGGTTGTCATCCATCACCTTCCAGTGAGGAATGGTGCTAGCCAGCTTGTTGGCGATCCGATCGACCTCCAGCCGCAGCAGCATGTCGGCCTCGATCATGTTGATCTTGTCGCCTTGTTTCACGGGCACGCCGCCGCTGTAGCGGGTGGTGCCATAGCCGATGGTCCATGGGGCGCCACCGCTGAGCGGATCAGGGTAGGCCGAGAGATGGACACCCTCGAACTGCTTGATCAGGTTGATCGCAGCGCTGAGGTCCAGCTGCTTGCCATCCTGGCTCCAGGCCTCGAACCACGGCCGATCACGCCGCATCGCACTCTGGTATCCATTGGCGGCTAGGTCCTGCTCCAGCAGGCTGATCGCCGCGGCCTGATGCGGGAGGCCTTTGTAATACCGAAACAGAGCCTGCAGCGTGATCGGTGCCGTGTTGGCCATGTGGTCAGCGACGCTTCGGGAACATGATCTTCAGTGCTTGCAGGAGTAGCTGGACCCAACTATTTGATTTAAGGGGAGAGAGGCCGATGATCTCGCTGCCAGCGGCAACGATGATCGCGATGATCGCAACGGTTTCAGCAGACATAGCAGTAGCGTCTGGCTTCCCGATTATGGGCGCATCTCCAGGGCGCGCACACGCTGATCGAGTTCAGTAAGTTGCGCGCGGGCATCGATCTTCAACTCATCCAGCGATTTAGCCATCTGCACGATCGTGGCCTCGATCCGCGCGGACTGCACCTGCATCGAAATCAGCAGGCCGCCGATAGCCACCATCCCAGCAGCCAGGGCAGCCGGCAGCGACTGGGTGAGCACCTCGCTCACGCTCCTAGTTTCGTCGCTCACCGGCAGCACCTGGCTCGAATCCAGAATAGCGATCGAACGGGTCCGGCCTGCCCTGCAGGATTGCCACCGCGCGGCGGTAGTAGTGGTTATCTGTCTTCCCAACTGCTTCGAGGTGGTCGCGTATCTTGCGCCAGTTCTCACGAGTGTCGGGATCCATCTCATTCGGCCTTCCGAGAGAGGCTGATCAATGTGGTCAGCACGCTCATCATGACGGTGATTGTTCGAGCATCAGCGTCATTGCATCCCATAGGCGTCGGATCTATAGATTTTCCTTGGGGTGTTCCGATCCAGGCCGCATACCACGGCCATACCTTCGGCAATACATAAAACCGACAGGATGCCCACTGGGTGCCGGCGATCAAAACGATGGCGGACGATGTGCCGACGATTGATCGCCAGAGCCAGGTCGGCATCTATCGGCCTTGCCCGCGCAGTGGTTTCTTGCCTCGACGGCGAGGTCGACTGTGCTGGCCAAATCCTTGGCGGCTTGTTTTCGGCGGACCTGGCTGGTGCTCAATTCGCGCGGTGCCGGTTTTAGAACGGACGGCCATCAGTTATTCCAGGGGAGACCGCCAGCCTGGGTGGGGGTGCGCTGTTCATCGATCCGCTGCTGGAGTGCAGCCTCGATTTCAGCGACCTTCTCATCGCCGCCCAGGGCTTCCTGTACCCAGCCGATCACCAGCTCCTCGGTGAGATCGGCATAGGGAATCAGATTATCGGGCTTCTCAAAACCAACACTGCCATAGGCCGAACTGTTATAGGTGCCGTCTTCGGCCAGGATCACATAGTGAGCCGTAAAGACGAAACCATCCTCTAGCAGATGCTCCAGGTTGGCGATCTTCCAGGTGAAGGTTGTGGTCGGAGTAGCAGCTTTGGCCATGACGAAGTGGATGGTGCCGAAAGTTTAGGCGTGGTGTAAAGGGCGGTCGCCCGCCCCTTAGTGGCGTGGACTAGGAGGTTTGGTACAGGTAGCGCTGCGGGGCAGCTTTGTCCTGTGTGTAGACCAGCTCTCTGTAATTCCTACCTCTGCCGATGGGTACGGCAATCGTCGTGGCGTAACTAGGAATGCGGATGCACTTGCCATCACCTCCGCCGCCAACAAGCTCAACAAGTTTTGTTTTCATGATGGGCATAGAAGTGAAGGGGACTTAGATGCCTGCCGCAGTTAAGCGAGCTTCAAGACTTTCGATTTTGGCAACAGCTTCCTGCAAGGCAGCCGTCAGCAAAGGCACCAGCTTGGATTGGTCGATGCCTTGGTAGATGGGATTGCCGTCATCATCCACTGCGTCCTTTTCGCCGGTAATCGCTTCGGGAACAACAGCCTGAACCTCGTGGGCAATAAAACCATCAACGGTTTGATTTGAATTTCCAATGAAATTAAATCTATGAACAGGTATGAGAACTAAACGCTCTAAAGCCTCCGTAAGCGGGGTAAGGTTCTCTTTTAATCTATAATCTGAAGTTGTATTGTACGAAGTTGAGGATCCATTTGTAGAAATCGTACCAATTTGTGTCGTGCCATAACGGAAAAGCACTATGTCGCCGGTTGTGGTTCGTCGAGCAAAAACGCCTGCCGGGTCAGAACTTCTGCTTGCTGAAATATATCCAGAGCCTATCGCAACACCAGCAATATCCGACCCTGATGGATCATCGCTTGATGTTTGAGCAATGCGAATAACACCACTATTTGTAATCCTCATCCGCTCCGTCGGAGAACTTGCTCCATCGGCGGTAGTGCTGAACACTAGCCTGCCGCTAACGTCGGATGTATCCCCAGCAGTCCCTACCTCACTGTCAACAGCACATGAAATTGATGCCGCAAGATTATTTATTGCTGAGTTTTGTGCGCCAGCAAAACCAATAGTTCCCAAGGAATCGTCTTGCTGGACGGCAGTAGTGCCTCCTACGGCAGTCCCACGGGTTCTTGCAAGCGTGATTACGGGCGAGATTGTAGCGTCTGTATTGTTGTTGGAAACAAGACTTAAATGGGCAAAACTTGTAGATTCAGCCTGAATAGCAGGGTTGGTCTGCCAAACCTGTCTCGCACTAGACGTGCCCACTAAGAGGCGACCTGAGCTGTCGATACGGGCGCGTTCGTTATCAACGGTATTAAAAATAATCGGACCAGCGCCAGTCTTGGTTCCAATTACAAGTGGATAAGAACCCGAATCACTGTAGTAGATTTCAGCGTAATTAGTATTTTGAGCCCTAAAGTAAATACCATTACTTGTTCCTGCTGCTCCACCAATGCGGACAAGGTTGTTGCCAGATGAGGCATAAACATCAAGCAATCCGCCAGGGCTCGTAGTGCCAATCCCTACACGGCCTGAGGAATTAATGTAAAGCGCTGAATTAGAGGTATTGCCGTACTGAAAGTTCCACCCTGTTGGATAATTTGTTCCGGTATCGGCAGCAACGATCCCCGATAGCGCCCTTAGGCCATAGGTATTTGAATTATTGGCGTCTTTGAATATGAGGCTGCCCCTGGCCGTAATAGTTCCATTAACATCAAGAGCGGTTGCAGGCGAACTAGTCCCTATGCCAACTGCGTCTGCCGAGGCATCAACAAATAGCAGGTTTGCATTTGTATCACCTTCAACGCGGAAATCGTAGTTAGTGCCGCCATCGTTGAACACCACCTCGCTGGTGCCCCACTCGACGCGCTCGACGCCGTTCGTGCTAATGGCAAACTGATCAGTTCCCGGCCGCCAGATGCCGGTGTTCAGGTCATCGCGGAATGCCAGGCCTGGAGCGGAGACGGTGCCGTCCTCGACGGTCAGCGTGCCATCCAGCTCGCGCAGGGTGATCCAGGCATTGTTTGCGCTATTGCGAATCTTCAGCAGGCCGGTGGTGGTATCTGCCCACCACTGATAGGCGTAGGTAGTGGTTGGCTCAGTGGCGCCACTGTTCTGGCTGACGATGGCCAGCAGAGCATTGTTGAGATCTGAACGAACGGCGGCGCCCGTGCCGTTACTGATCACATAGTCGTGCTGTGCCATCGAAGCTCATGCAATAGCGCAATTCTCGCAGGAATCAAGCGCCCTTGCCATATCCCACCGCACTCCAGGCAAAGTCTCTACTGACAGCTGTCCCCGCAGAATTTCGGAAGACGACCGTGAACTGCGTGCTGCTCACGCCACTCACCTCGAAATAGTCGCCTGTTCCCATGTTCTGAGCGGTGATGCCGATGCTCGGCAGGCTGCTGTTGACGCCGCCCAGGCCTGCGGTGCCAGTAAAGAACGGCTTATCGAAGGTCACCGTCTTGGCGCCAGCGCCGCTGCTGATGCTGCCCACGCTCTGCTCCTGCCGCCGCTGAAAGGTGGCTTCGTAGCCAAGTTCATCGATCAGGATGTTCTGCCCGACATCCTCGCTGGTTAGCTCCGCCTTGAACTGGAATGCCCTGGCCTTGAAGGTGCCGTTCACGAACTCCTGCCATGCCGACCAGGTGGGCGATCCGCTGGGGTTATCGCTTGTACTGCGCAGGTACAGCTTCGAGTTCACCCTGGCTGCAGCAGAACCATCCCAGTCGTTCCAATCGTCAACATCGCCGGTCCGGCTGTCGATCAGATCAGATGGGAAGTAGGCGCGAGTGACGAAGAAGCGCTTGAGATCCAGGCTGTAGGCAGCACCGAGGTCCAGAGTGTTATTGAACTGATAGGTCCCGCTGCTGGCGACATTACCCATAACATCAAATGCTGGAATTGCATCAAAATCAGTTATTGAATCCAGCAGTGTAGTGCCATCAAGCGTGAGTGCGTCATATTCATCACTGTAGAAAACAGTGGTTTTATTCCCTTGGAATGGGGGCGTGTCGGCATCTTCCCGCCTGGATTGCACCAGCAGATTGCCCAAGGTGTCGGGCAGATCAATGATGACGCTGGCTGCATTAGTTGATTGACGGCCACCATCATCTTCAAATTTGATCAGGACTTCGCCTTCGACCAGCGGGATGATCGCCTCAGTTGCGCTTCCTGATTTGGCCTCCACCAGGTCGACGCTATTTGCCCAGGTGGCCGAGCCATCGGTAAGGTTGCTGTGGCGGATATGAACACTGCCACCGATCTTCACATCTAGATCGACTGTCGGATTCCAGCGAAGGCGCCCCGAGTTGGCACTGATCGCCTCGAACGTCAGATTCTGAACATCGCCAGGGACTGCGGTCTTACCGACTGCGGCGTAGCTCAACTCGGCCGGCTGCGTGCTGGGAGTACGGACGCCGTTCAGGCTGTAGACCCGGACCTGGTAGGTCTGCGCTGTGGTGTCCAGGATTTCGTAATCAGTGCGCGGCACATTGACCGTTGTCCAGTTGCCATCCACTGGCCGCCATTGCACCTGATACTGCGAGACGCCAACCACTGCGCCCCAGCTAACGATCAGCTTCACGCGCACCTGACCGTTGCTTTCGTAGATCGTTTCCGATGCCGACAGGTTTGTAGGCGCCGGCCGGGGTTCGTTGACCTGAGTAATGTCGCGAGTCTGCAGCTTGAAGCCGCGCTCTACGTAGTCGTACTTACTGGAGTTGTACGCGATCGCAGTGACCTCGTACTGCACCCGATCAATCTCGGCCACTGTCAGCACGCGCCAAGTGCTGGTCTGCACTGTGCTGTTGCTCAGCACCCAGATGCTGTTGGCATTCGGCGCCGTACTGAATGCCGAGGCGACGGTGATGTTCGCGCCAGCGATACTGCTGATCGCTTTAGTCTCGACCGTGCCGTCAGGCAGGATCACCGACAGCGTGGCGCTGCCAGTGGTGACCAGATCGGTCTCGACGGTATCGTCGACGGTGATCACCGTTGTGGTGGCCGATGCGATCCGGCCACCGCGGCGCACACCAGCCTTCACTGGGTCAGCAATCTCGATCACCTGACCGGGGCGCACCAGCACACCAGCATCAACTGAGGTCTTGAAGTTGACCACCTCGGTCTCTTGCTGCTCGGTGTAGAGCAACCATTCGCCAAGACGGGCAGCCTGACCGCGGCTAGTACAAGCGAAGGCTTTGATATTGGTGGTGATCACGCCATACTTCGCGATGGCGTCCTTGTCCTCCACCACCTCGTAGGCGATGTCCTGGGTATCCAGATCGAGGTAGCTGACGATCGCGACGGTGTGCCTGGTCTTCAGGTCAGAGCCGGTGTAGTTGAAGCCATCGGCACTGACATTGGACAGCGTGAATAGATAGCTGGCGTCAGTCGGCTTGTCCTGGCTAATGGTCAGAGATCCAGTGCTCCAGTACGGCATCACCCGCATCACGGAGCAGAGATCATTGATCAGCTTGTACGCCTCCTCCTGGTTCTGAATCAAAGCATTGCAAGAGAAGCGTGGCTCGGTGCCGCCGAACCCGTCATCGATGCTGGCTGATGCGTACTGGCTGGCGGAGTAGAAGGCGAACTTGTCCAGCTGGCTGGAGGTGATGTGATCACCTAATCCCCAGCGGGTATTGGTGAGCAGCGCATACAGGATCCAGGCTGGGTCAGATGTCCAGGCTGCAGCCGCGAAGGTGCCATCCCATGCGCCGGCATAGCTGATCGCGCCGGTGGTCTGATTCACCGTGCCATTACTGGGGATCGGCACCTTGATGCCACGGATCCGATAGCTGCGGTTTGGGATGCTGCTGAACTGCTCAGCATCCAGGCGCATCGCCACCAGGGCGCTGTCGGGAT